AATCGTGCCACCCTTAGAAGAAGACATACCCTTGCCTAAAAATGCGCAAGATGCTATGCCACAACTCACACTAGAACAAGAACTGCAGATGCGGGCTAATACAATTAAGCTTTTATCTGACCTATCAGGCAACCCAATCACGCCAAGTGAAGACCAAAAGACCGAAGCAATTGATTTGGCGCGTAAAATTATGTCTGACCCCAACACAAAACTAGATTTAACACGGTACCCAAACGAAACCATGGCCTTTTTGGCGGGTCTTGTGGCGGAAACCACCCACGTTTTAGTCGATGACCTAGCTGAACTGAAGCTTTTCGTGATTAATGGCCTAGTAAAAGAGGCTGCCACGGGTAAAGATGCTAAAACAAGGCTGTCTGCCCTTGCAAAACTGGGTGAAGTAGACGGAGTCGACGCATTTAAGAAGAGAACCGAGACAGTTATTAAGCATCAGACCCTAGAAGAAGTAGAAGATGAGCTATTAAAGGTGCTTGGTAGCATAAAAGGCAGGGTTATTGAAGGCGAAGTCATAGAAAGCAAGCGTAGTGAGTAAACCCCAAAGAAAACTCACGGCTGAAGACGTGCAGAAGATAGAAAACGCCTTCCCGACAATGTCGGAAGAGCAGAAACGCAAGGTCTTACCTCTATTAAAGGTATATAAGGATGGTTTAACCCAAGAAGTGGCTAAGGATTCGTTCCTTGACTTCATACACCATGTGTATCCGGACTATAAGGTAGGGGCTCACCATAGAAGACTGGCTAAAATCTTCGAAGAGATTGCCGAGGGCAAGAAAAAGCGCGTAGTTGTAAACATTGCACCACGTCATGGTAAGTCAGAGATGATATCGTACCTAGCTCCGGCTTGGTTCTTGGGCAAATACCCACATAAGAAGATTATCATGGCTTCACACACGGCGGACTTGGCTGTTAACTTTGGTCGTCGAGTGCGTAACTTAGTGGGTTCAGACCCCTATAAGGATATATTTCCGCAGGTAGAATTGCAGTCGGACAGTAAATCGGCTTCACGATGGGGTACAAACTTTAATGGGGAATACTTTGCTATTGGTGTTGGGGGCGCTCTTGCTGGGCGAGGCGCTGACCTTTTTATCATTGATGACCCTCATTCTGAACAAGAAGCTAAACAAGGTAGAGCAGATGTGTTTCTTCCTGCTTGGGAATGGTTTCAATCTGGTCCTATTCAGCGTCTTATGCCAGGCGGTGCGATAATTGTCGTAATGACTAGGTGGTCTAAGCTTGACTTGACCGGACAAATCCTAAACCAGATGGTAAAGAACGAAGATGCAGAGGACTGGGAGGTTGTAGAGTTCCCTGCGATACTCGAGAAAGAAAGAAAAATAGAGTACACCGTTGTCGACGAGGACAACATAGAACATAAAGAGATAAAGACAGAAAAGTACGAGGTACCCCTGTGGCCTGAGTTCTGGTCCTTGGAGGAGTTAGCTGCAAAACGTGCCGTGCTAGACGTCCGTTACTGGAATGCACAATATTTACAAAACCCTACGTCAGAAGAAGGTGCGCTGATAAAGAGGGAGTGGTGGCAGATATGGGACAAGGAAGACCCGCCGGAGTGTGAGTTTATTATTATGGCGCTGGACGCGGCTCAGGAGACTAACAACCGAGCTGACTATAACTCATTGACTACATGGGGTGTTTTTTATAACGAAGAAGTGTCTAATTATAATATAATCCTGTTAAACGCAATAAAAGAGCGTTTAGAGTTTCCGGAGTTAAAAACGCTTGCACTCAGAGAGTATAAAGAGTGGGAGCCGGATGCATTCATAGTGGAGAAGAAATCTAACGGCGCGGCCCTGTATCAGGAGATGCGTAGGATGGGTATTCCGCTAGGAGAGTTCACACCAGGAAAAGGGCAGGATAAGATAAGCCGAGTAAATGCGGTGTCTGACTTATTTCGCTCTGGGATTGTGTGGGCACCGGACCGTAGATGGGCTAGAGAAGTTATTGAGGAGTGCAACGACTTTCCGAGCGGTGCAAACGATGACCAGGTCGACTCTACAACACTAGCATTATCACGTTTCAGACAAGGGGGGTTCATCAAACTTCCTAATGATGAGCCTGACGAGGACATGTTATATACATATAAAAGAAAAGCAGCATACTACTAAAGGAATATATTATGGCAACAAATATGGATAAAGCGTTATACCAAGCCCCCCTAGGCATTACTGAGGAAGACATGGACGCACCAGAAATTGAGATTGAGATAGAAGACCCAGAGAGCGTGGGTATCAAGATTGGTGACTTAGAGATAGACATTGAGCCAGGTGTCGACGAAGATGAGTTTAATAAGAACTTAGCCGAGGACATGGACGACAGCGTCCTGACTACAATGGCATCAGAGCTTATTGCTGACTACGAAGATGACTTAGCGTCCCGCAAAGACTGGATACAAACCTATGTAGATGGTCTAGAGTTGCTAGGTATGAAGATTGAAGAGCGTAGCGAGCCATGGGAAGGCGCGTGTGGTGTGTACCACCCACTATTGAGTGAAGCGCTAGTTAAGTTCCAGGCTGAGACTATGATGTCGATGTTCCCTGCAGCTGGCCCAGTTAAGACACAGATAGTTGGTAAAGAGACCGTAGAGAAAAAAGAAGCGGCTCAACGTGTGCAAGATGACATGAACTACCAGCTTACTGATGTTATGAAGGAATACCGTCCTGAGCATGAGCGCATGTTATGGGGCCTTGGTTTAAGTGGTAACGCGTTCAAGAAAGTATACTTTGACCCACATCTAGACCGTCAGATATCTCTGTTCGTCCCCGCAGAAGACATAGTTGTGCCATACGGCGCGTCTAACCTAGACTCAGCTGAGCGTGTAACCCATGTGATGCGCAAGACAGAGAATGAACTACGTCGCCTACAAGTAGCTGGGTTCTACCGTGATGTTGATATTGGCGACCCAGTAGACGTCTTAGATGAGGTAGAGAAAAAGATTGCCGAGAAGATGGGCTTCCGCGCCACAAGTGACTCACGCTACAAAGTATTAGAGATGCATGTCGACTATGACTTGCCAGGATACGAGCATGAGGATGAAGACGGCGAGCCTACAGGCATTGCACTACCATACGTCATTACTATTGAGAAAGGCACCAACACTGTATTAGCAGTGCGCCGCAACTGGGACCCTGAAGATGAAACCTACCAAAAACGTCAGCACTTCGTCCATTACGGTTATGTTCCGGGTTTCGGCTTTTATTATTTTGGGCTTATTCATCTGGTCGGGGCTTTTGCTAAGTCTGGCACTTCACTTATTCGCCAGTTGGTTGATGCGGGTACGCTCAGCAATTTACCGGGTGGTTTTAAAACTCGCGGACTTCGTGTCAAGGGTGATGACACACCGATAGCTCCAGGTGAGTTCCGTGATGTAGATGTACCGTCAGGCACTATGCGTGACAATATTATGCCTCTACCATACAAAGAGCCTTCACAAGTTCTTATGGGCTTATTAGGCCAAATCGTAGAAGAAGGTCGTCGCTTCGCTAATACAGCAGACTTGCAAATCTCTGACATGTCAGCTAACTCTCCAGTCGGAACAACACTTGCTATTTTAGAGCGTACCTTGAAGGTTATGTCAGCCGTACAAGCTCGCATACACTATTCTATGAAGCAAGAGTTAGGTCTCCTTAAAGAAATAATCGCAGCATACACTCCAGATGATTATAACTACGAGCCAGAAGAAGGCGACCGTAAGGCTAAGAAATCTGACTACAATAACGTAGAGGTAATCCCTGTATCTGACCCTAACGCCTCAACAATGGCACAGAAGATTGTACAGTACCAAGCTGTTATGCAGTTAGCGCAACAAACTCCTCAGATATACAACATGCCTTTATTACACCGTCAGATGTTAGAAGTGATGGGTATTAAGAATGTAGGTAAGTTAATTCCTATGGACGAGGACCAGAAGCCTATGGACCCAGTGACCGAGAATCAGAACATATTGATGATGAAACCGGTCAAGGCGTTTTCTTACCAAGACCATCAGTCTCATATCGCGGTTCACACAGCTGCATTGCAAGACCCGAAAATC